CCTGCCTTCTGGTCCCTGCAGCCCCCAGGGGCGTCAACCTACTCACAAACCCAACTTCCCGAAAGGGAATCACATCAAGCCGCGCCGGGGCACGAACCGACGAGAGAGAGAGACAGTACTGGAGCACTGCACTCTCCTGGCACGCGAAGAATTCCGAAGAAAACTTCCACGAAGCCAGTTCCCTAGCGTTAAGCTGGGAAAGCTCCTCCCCAAGGTTCTCCACAGGCACCCTGGTCACAAAATCGCTCTGAAGAACGATTGAATGACCAACGGGTGGCGGAGGCGCCTTGAACCGAGGTGGTTCGCAAGGAACCAGCGAGAAAACCTCAGCCATGCGGTGGGCCAACGTACCCCGGAATCCAATCTCAAGAAGAGTCAACCTAGTTGACCTCAAGAGACGAAGATGTCGCTTAAAAAAGACGACACCTTCACGGAACCGGCGTGCGCCAGAGCCACAAAGCCAAAGGCGAAACTCGCGCGAAAGAGAGGTAACGTACTCGGAAGTCCTGAGACGACCGAAACGTAGGGTGGGGACTACAACAAGTGCAGACCCACGCCAACGAAGAAGAGTCGAATTAAGAGAGCCGAAACTCTCAGAAACCGAAGTCTTCGTACGTTCAACCTCGAGTCCTAAAGCGGAGACGACTCCCATCCAACTCTCAGACACACGAGGTGTCGAAGAGAAAAGGATGTCGTCGCCGTTGATCAAGCAGGGAGTCCTCTCAGACTCCCTCGGACCCAGACCAGAGGAACGGAGAGCCCACAGAAAGGCGAACCTATTCTGTAGGCACAGCAATGGAAAGCTAAGAAAGCTACCCATCATCTGTCCAACCTTCGGTCTAAGACCCTGTATGCCTAACTTCTTACAACCCAGAGTGGGTCGTAAGGAGGCCAGGGCATACTCCCTCACAAACGGCGACGGTGAAATCGCCCCCTCAAGGATAGTCTCGAGAATGACTTCTGCAGCCTCTATAGAGAGGTTGTCCGTAGCTGACTTGTAGTCGCCAGAAGTCAAGACCTCACCTTCCGCCCTCGAAAAACCGGCACGAGCCAAAGTACGCTGCGTCACGTCACCAACCGAAAGCCATCGCTGGCGTCGGAGGTGGTCATAGACCGAAGTGTGCAAAGGCTTCAAGCACAAAGAGTCAGAGGAAAACTTCGTCAGGGGACGAGGTTTCCCTGCAGACTGAACTACGAGTAGTTCAGCCTCCACGGTGGTTCGGCCTGTCGAAGGTTCAGTAAGACAAACGTCAATGAAGGACGAATGATCTAAACCTGAACCAAGACAGCCTCCCTGAGACCGTGGACACTCTAAGGTGCCGGAAAGAGAGGGTGAGCAGGTGAGTACGCGCTCCTCGTAAAGAGAAGAGTCCCAGCCCTTACGGAAAAGGCGCCGGGTCTCCCTCTTCAAAAAGGAGACGTACCCTGAGGGAAGAGTTCGGCTTGGACGACCGAAACTCGCAGCAACTGCCTCCACAAGAGGACGCTCCATGCACGAACAAGAGTTCGGCAGAAGCTTCTTGATGGACTGCCAAGCGAACACAGCCTCCTGGGAGGAAGTGTCCGGGCAGGAACCAAGCAGTTCTTTCACGTCACGAGAGAGGCCGAAGCAACTCGTGACATGAGGAGTCCAAGTGGGCGTCGGACATCCGAAGATGTACGCCCATTCACCAAGAGCGCGGCGAACCGTCGAAACGGTCCGAGCTCGGAAAGCGAGACAGGGTCTCGGGACGCCGTCGTCACAAGCGCCAAACATCCAAAGACAAAGGATGGGAGGTAGTGACACGGTTGGGCTAGCAGTGC